GTGTTCGAACCGCAGTTGCAGCAGCTTGAGGATGCCATGCAGGCTGGGGTGTTTAACCCCAAGTCTGGCCCACTGTGTGGCTGGTGTCCGGTGACTAGCTGTGAGCACCACCGCCCAAGGAGGAAGTAAGTGCTGGCACGGCTTGCGGAGCCGCTAGACCCGTATCACCAACGCCGTGCAGACAAGCATGGCTACCTGTACATCATTCAGGATACACGCAAACATGGGATAGTCATGTCCCCCGGCTGGATACCCCACAAGTACAAAGCCCTCTACGAAGCTAGGTCTATCGCAACTGGTGTGGTATGTACGTTCCGGCCTGAATGTATGGAGTTAATTGGCGATGCCACGGAACTACAAGCGCGAGTACGAGAAGTATCAGGGTACTCCGGAGCAGATCAAGAAGCGGGCGATGCGCAATGCAGCCCGTGCCAAGATGATGAAGGCAGGCAAGGTCAAGAAGGGTGACGGTAAAGACGTTGCCCACGTGGTCGCTCTCGACAAGGGCGGTAGCAATACGACCGGACTGCGTGTAGAAAGCAAATCCGCCAACCGCTCATTCAAGCGGGACAGCAAGCGTAACCTCGTTTCCGAAACGAGCAACCGGGAACGCAAAAGGAAGAAGTGATGCAGATCGTTGACGATAAGGTGCTACTCGTCAAAACACCGAACCCCAAACCAATCCTGAACACAATCAAGAAGTCCAAGCTGCTTAGTGATGGCAACGTAGCCATACACTGGGGTATGAATGAAGCGCGCACACTGGCTGCCATGCAGCAGTTCGAAGTGCCTTCACCTATCTTGCGCGACTACCAGTGGACTGGGCGGCTGACGCCGTTCGACCACCAGAAGACCACGGCTTCCTTCCTGACCCTGCATGAGCGGGCGTTCTGCTTTAATGAGCAAGGGACCGGTAAGACTGCCAGCGTTATCTGGGCAGCCGACTACCTGATGAAGCGTAACGAGGTTAAGCGCGTCCTGATCCTTTGCCCCTTGTCTATTATGGACAGTGCGTGGCGGCAGGACCTGTTTAAGTTTGCTATGCACCGTTCGTGCAGCGTGGCGCATGGCTCAGCCAAGCAGCGTGCCAAGATCATTGCGGCTGGGTCGGAGTTCGTCGTGCTTAACTTCGATGGGTTGGCTGTGGTCGAGGCAGAGATTGCTAACGGCGGGTTTGACCTGATCGTGGTGGACGAAGCGAACGCCTACAAGAACCCCATGACCAACCGCTGGAAGGTGCTGAACCGCATCGTGCAGGCAACGCAGCCGCGTCTATGGATGCTTACGGGTACCCCGGCAGCACAAAGCCCGATTGACGCTTATGGTCTGGCCAAGCTGGTTAACCCTGACAACTGCCCGAAGTACTACGGCAGCTTCCGCGATAGCGTGATGTACAAGGTTACGCAGTTCAAGTGGGCACCGCGCCCCAATGCAGAGCAGACGGTCCATAAGGTGCTGCAACCGGCTATCCGGTTTGAGAAGAAGGACTGCCTTGATCTGCCGGAAGTGACGTTCCTTGAACGCGAAGCGCCGATGACCAAGATGCAGATGGCTTACTACAAGCAGCTTAAGAGCGAGATGCTGATCGAAGCGGCGGGTGAGGAAGTCAGTGCGGTCAACGCAGCGACCAAGCTGAACAAGCTACTGCAAATCAGCGGGGGCGCAGTCTACACGGATACTGGCGAAGTGGTTGAGTTTGACGTCAGCAACCGTCTGAACGCTGTATTGGAAGTAATCGAAGAAGCCAACAACAAGGTGCTGGTGTTTGTTCCGTTTACTCACACCATAGAGCTACTACGTGAGAAGCTAGAAAAAGCTAATATCAGCGTAGGGGTAATCAACGGTAAGGTACCGGTGTCGAAGCGCACTGAGATTGTGACCCAGTTCCAGACCAGCAAAGACCCGCATGTGCTGCTCATTCAGCCACAGGCTGCATCGCATGGGCTTACACTTACGGCAGCCGACACAATCATCTGGTATGCGCCAGTGACCAGCGTGGAGACTTACCTTCAGGCGAACGCCCGGATTAACCGTCCGGGGCAGAAGAACGCCATGACCATCGTGCATATTCGCGGCAGCGATGTGGAGACCCGGCTGTATCACATGCTGCAAAGCAACATTGATAACCACGTTAAGATCATTGATCTGTACCGCCGCATTATGGAAGGAGATACTTGACACTGTAAAATGAGAGGTATACCTTGGTGCAACCATGAAGGAGCAACTTATGGACAATGAGTACGCAGCTAGTGCTGCCAGTATGCTCCGCCATTTGGCGGAGGAATTTGAAACCGGTAAACACCAAAACACTTCCAGCGTAATCGTCAGCTTCTACGACAACGGGCTGATGCTTGCGAGCCACGGTCGCCACAAAGCGAAGCGGAACGTGGAGAATGCAAATGGATGACGTTAAAGACCTACCAGCGGACGAACTTGTCCGCATTTACCGTAAGATACGTAGTGTAGTTGAGGAAGTAGAAGAGGCCCACAAAGAGAAGATAGCTTCTCTGAAGGAGCAGCTTGAAGTAGTCGGTAACGCCCTGCTGGACATCTGCAACGAGCAGAATGCCGACAGCATCAAGACTTCCCAAGGCACGATTTCCCGCCGTGTTAACCAGCGCTACTGGACGACCGATTGGGAAAGTATGTACAAGTTCATCAAGGAAAACGATGCCTTCCCCCTATTGGAGCAGCGCATCCACAACGGGAACATGAAACAGTTCCTTGAGGAAAACCCTGATGCTATGCCAGCCGGTCTGCAATGCGACCGCAAGTATGTTGTGTCGGTTCGTAAGCCGACCGGAAAGTAAGGACGAGTAAAATGAGCAACCTGACCATCTTCAAAGAACAGAATGCCGTAGCCACCAGCAAGCGGGGCGGTTCGGCCCTTAGCCAGACGTTGGCACAGAACAACACGATGCGCCGCATCGCCACCAACACCAACGGTACTTTCAAGCGTATCGTCAACGGTGAGCAGGTCGGCAATGCAATCCGTGGCGAGTTTAACTGCATCATCGTGGACGCACTGCCGAAGGTGAGCCGCACCTTCTATGCCGGTAAGTATGACCCGAATGCTAAGCCGACCCTGCCTGACTGCTGGTCGAACCTTGGTGACAAGCCGGAAGCTAATGCACCTAACAAGCAAGCCAAGAACTGCGCTGACTGTGCACAGAACATCAAGGGTTCGGGTGAAAACGGTGGTCGCGCTTGCCGCTTCCAGCGCCGTATTGCCATCCAGCTTGTGGGTGACCCGACCGGCGAAGTCTATCAGTTCAACGTCCCGGCAAAGTCGCTGTTCGGTAAGGGCAACGGTAACGTGCATCCCTTCGAAAGCTACGTGAAGTATCTGCTGGCCAACGGCGAAGCACCGGATACGGTGGTAACCAATATCAGCTACGACCTGAACGCTGACAGCATGGAACTGCTGTTCACCCCGCTGCGCGGCCTGACTGACGAAGAATACGACCGTGTTGTTGAAGCGCAGAACGACCCGGACACCAAGAAGTATATCCAGCTTACGGTTGCGCAGGTAGACGGTGCGACCAAGGCCGCTAACCCGGTTAAGCAGGAAGAACCGGAAGAGGAAGAACCGGCACCGGCCCCCAAGGTGGTCCGCTCGGACGAACCGGACGATGAAGACGAAGTGATCGCTGAACCTGTCAAGCGTAGTGCTGCCAAGTCGGCACCTGCTGTTACCCCGGCTGCGAAGGCTGACCTTGCGTCTGTCCTGAACGACTGGGCTGACGATGATGAGGAAGCGTAACCCTCATGAGCCAAGGCTACAGCCTTAAGCTATGTGACCTTAATCGGCGGGCACCCAGCACATTGCTGGGTGTTCGTCTTGGTCGCGTCTGCATTAAGCACGACATTCCGGCGTCACGCGTAGCGGACGAGATGGGCGTGTCTCGACAGACGGTGTACAACTGGTTCCGTGGCACTTCGCAGCCGAACGCCAGTTTAATCACACGTATAGAGCGGTTCATTTCAGCGCTTAGCTGACTTCAGCCTAACTCATTAAGGGGGAGACGGGGAAATCCCGTCTGAAGGCATGACTAACTTTGACCTCTTGACTGCGGTGCAGCCCGCTACCGGATGGTACGCAGTGGTAGGCATCAAGGGTGTCGATATTAAGCAGTACATTGTAGAAACACGCGAAGAGCTAGACCAGACTGTAGCTAACTTGGTAGCTGCACGATGGAATGTTTTCTTCGGTGTGGCCAAGTTCCAAGGTCCCGGTGGCCGGAAGAAGAGCAACGTACAGGCACTCAAGTCGTTCTGGCTTGATATCGACTGTGGACCCGACAAGGCAGCAACAAACGAAAAGACCGGCAGGCCGGGTGGGTATATCGACCAGCTTTCGGCTTTTGCCGCACTGCGCCGCTTCTGCTCCACTATCGGGCTACCCAAGCCTATCGTCGTTAACTCTGGACGCGGACTGCACGTATACTGGCCGCTTACGGAAGACGTAACGCCTGAACAGTGGGAACCGGTGGCAGCGCGTTTGCGTGACCTGTGCCAGACCCATGACCTGCACGTTGACCCGGTGGTGTTCGAAACGGCGCGCATCCTGCGTGTACCCGGCACTTTCAACTTCAAGGACGATCCTGCTCTTGAAGTACAGGTACTGACCGAGGGTAAGCCCACAGCGTTCGAAGACTTCCGGTCGATCCTCGGTGTGAAAGAACAGGCGGCTATGCCCGCCGTGCCACCCGCCAAGCGCAAGTCTATGCTGGGGCAGATGCTTCAGGACAGCATGAGCAAGTCGTTCTCCAAGATCATGCGCCGTTCGGCCAAGGGTGATGGATGCGCACAGCTTCTTGATTGCTACCAGAACCGGGATTCGCTTACCGAAGCACGGTGGTTCGACGCTCTGTCTGTGGCTAAGTTCTGCTCTGACAGGGATAAGGCTATTCACCTGATCTCACATGGGCATCCAGACTACGACCCGGACAAGACCGAGCAGAAGATCAAGCATATCGAAGGCCCGCACAACTGCGCTACCTTTGACCGGAATAACCCCGGCCTGTGTGCGTCATGCCCGCACTTCGGTAAGATCAAGAACCCGATCATGCTGGGTATGGAGGTCAAGCAGGCTAATGCACAGGACCGCACGGTCGAGTTCACTAATGACGATGGCGAAGCTGAAGTACTGACCATACCAGAGTACCCGGACCCGTACTACCGGGGACAAAAGGGCGGGATATGGCGCAAGGTCGATGATCCTGAAGCTGCCCCGGTCTTTGTTTATGAGCATGACCTTTACGTGGTTAAGCGCATGAACGACCCCGTAGAAGGCGATGTAGTTGTCATGCGGGTGCATATGCCGCGCGATGGCGTCAAAGAGTTTATCATCGCTAACTCTAAGGTCATGGACAAGACGGAACTGCGCAAGACGCTGGCTTCAGTGGGCGTGGTCTGTCCAGCTAAGCGCTTCGAACTTATCTTTGATATGCTGATCCTTTCGATCAGCGAACTGCAACACAAGCACAAGGCGGAACTTATGCGACTTCAATTCGGCTGGGCCGACAATGACAGCAAGTTTATCGTCGGTGACAAGGAAATCACTGCGGAAGGTACCTACTACAGTCCGCCTTCGTCGGTCACTAGTTCGATTGCTGAACACCTTACTACCAAGGGCACGCTTGAGAAGTGGCGGGAAGTCTTCAACCTGTACAACACGCCGGGGCTTGAAGCCCATGCGTTCGCGGCGCTGACCGCCTTTGGCGCTCCGCTGTTGAAGTTTACCGGCCAGTCAGGTGCGGCGATCAACGTCATTCACCCCAACTCTGGTACGGGTAAGACGACCATTCTGCATATGTGCAACTCGGTCTGGGGCAACCCGAAGGACCTATGCTCGACGCAGAAAGACACGGACAACGCTCGTATTCTGAAGCTGGGCGTACACAACAACCTGCCGTACTGCGTGGACGAAATCACGAACATGCACCCTATGGCCTTCTCTGACCTGATCTACGCTATGTCGAACGGGAAAGGTAAGGACCGCATGGAAGCCAGCGGCAACAAGCTGCGGGCTAACAACACCAAGTGGCAGACTATCTCACTCTGCTCGTCCAATGCTTCGTTCTATGAAAAGCTGACCGGCCCGAAGTCTACCCCTGATGGGGAAATGATGCGGCTTATCGAATACAAGATCGACTACACTGATGTTCTCGACGTCAGCTTGGCTAAGCGTATGTTCGACCATCAACTTATGGAAAACTACGGCCATGCAGGGCCGATCTATGCAGAGTGGCTGGTCAAGAGTAAGGAAGAGGCAGAGCGTACCGTCAAGGCTATTCAGGCTAAGATTGACGCTGAACTTAAGCTAACGCAGCGCGAACGTTTCTGGTCTGCGCAGGTAGCATCCAACATTTCCGGTGGCCTTATCGCGGTTAAGTATCTGGAGCTTATGGACTGGGATATGCCCCGGATTTATGAATGGGCGTGCAAGATGATCTTGTCCCTACGTGAAGATGTGAAGCCGCCTGCGACGGATACAGCAAGCATTATCGGTGACTATCTGAACCGCCACATTAATAACGTGCTGGTGGTTGACGATGCCGTGGATAAGCGCAGCAACATGCGCAAGGAACCGATACTGCTTCCGAAGGGTGAACTGCTGATCCGCTACGAACCGGACACCAAGAAGCTGTTCATTGCAGCAAAGCCGTTCCGTGCCGACTGCGTGGCTTTCCAAGTGAACTACAAGGAAACCATTGAAGCACTGAAGCGGGATGGGGTGTATATCGGCGCAGGTACAAAGCGCCTGTCCAAGGGTATGGCTATCGACACGGGTACGGTCCATTGCCTTGAGTTTGATACGTCAGCGGGCAGCTTCCTCGACATGAGCGAAGTCGTCCCCACACCGGAAGAGGCTGAAGCCGGTGCTGGTGGAGGGAGTTAAGTACGACATTAACTGGAAGGCATTCCGACCGGGCACGTCGATCTTTATCCCGTGCCTGAACCCCCGTACCGCGAAAGCGCAAGTCATAGCGGTGACCAAACGGCTCCGTATCAAGATATTGATACGTGTAGTCATAGAGGATGGAATTAGGGGTTTACGAATCTGGCGCGAACGGATATGAACGGTATTGGAAGTTTGCTCCTTCCGGTGGTTTGACCGACCTCATCGTGACCCCCCAGCCTGCACCGCTGGGGGGTTTTCCTTTATGGCCTGAATTGTTCTGCCATCTGGACGTCCCGCTGACCCGTCTGCTTATTAACCCGCATGCCGCCTACGGTCATGCCGCGCACCTTGTCACGCGAACGGGCAGACTTAACCAAGTCAGGGATTTCAATTACAAACGTAGGATCAGGATAGGTACGGTTGAACGGCAGCACCTTCTCCCTGTAGAACTTGTTCAGGTCCTGAACGTTGTTCATTTCCCCGTCACGCCGCATGCGGTCGAACTCGTTGAAGATGTCGTTGCGCTCGGCATTGATCTTCTCTTCGTTCTTGGCGCGGGTGATGTAGTAGTCCTGCCAGCGGGCCAGACCCATAGACCGGAAGCCCAGCGCCGTGCGGATTTGGTCGAACTCCTTCAGTTCGCTGCGGTCGATGATGGTGTTACCCTTACGGTCCTTGACGCCTTCCGTTTCCTGTATCGCTGCGGCAACCCAAGTACGAGCAAAGGCAGGAAGTGCCTTCTTCAGGGCACCATTCATGTCGCCTTCAGCCATCAGGTCGCCAGCGCTAACGAGGTTAGCTACCATCTGCCCGCCTGCCACGTTAGCCAGAACAGTGTTCATAATGGTTTCCCAAGTGCTGTCACCGGCAACGGCTTCGCGGAACCACATGTTCTTAATGTCTAGCGAAGTACGGCTAGTCAGGTCAGTGTTGGTCACTGCGCTGACAGGACCGTTAATGATGATGTCAGCGAGGTTGATGTCACCAAGCTGCTGCGAACCCAAGGTATCCATGATCCACTTACGGAACATAGTGTCGCTGTCATAGGCAACGCGCGGGTCAAGTCCCATCAGCTTGCGGACGTCTTCATCGTCCTCATCATCGAAGCTGTCGGCAAGTGCCCAAGCCAGCAGCGAGTACAGCGGCATACCGGCGATACCACCAAAGACACCGGCCATCATGGTGACGCCCATCAGTTCCTTCAGTGCACCTGCGCCAGTAGCCCGTGCTTCCTTATCGCCGCCCGGACGGAGTGCAGCCATACCCTTAGCGATATCGCGCACCGCACCCACCATGAATTTGGTCTGCACAATGGGGTACATCTTGAACAGGAACAGGGCACGTGTCAGGTTGCTCTTGGTCAGGCGCGGACGTTCGAAGTTAGAGTAGTCGCCCAGCGTGTCGCGCGTTGCGTCCATGGCCTTGCTGACTGCGTGTTCGAAGGCTTTTTCCTCCTTGCCGGGGTTCTTTTCAAGGAAGGTATCGTAGGCCAGTTCGAAGTTCATGTAGTACGCAGCCTGTCGGCTGATATTTTCCGTACCTTGGAACAGCACGCTCATGATATTTGCGGCTTCGGTAGCACCGTTAGCCACCATGCGGGACACACCCTTGCGGTTCTTCTTGGTCGTTTCGCGCTCGTTCTGGACCAGCGTGTCGGTTACAGTTTCGAGGATGTTGCTCTCCATCCCGGCCTGACGGGCACGGCGCAGCAGTTCGCCGCGTGGTGTTTTAGCGTTAACGATTTTCGAGCCGTTAAGGTCGGGCATTACGGCGTGCAGTTCATCACCAAAACCAGACTTCTCTTTGACTACGCGCGTATTACCAAGCGTCTTCCACACCCGCATGTACTGAATGTACTTAGCGGTACCCCGGTTGAATCCGTAGTCACGCCACATGCGAGGTAGAACGCGAATGGGTATCGACGTCAGGTTGACCAGTGCCGTTGCCGCAGACGTCAGGTAGTAGAAGTAAGACGCGCGGTTCAGCATGTTGACGATGGCGCTTTGCGGGTCGGGATTG